CCCTTAATCCGACATTACCCATTAGTGCTATAACGGCCAATACGTCCTCAAGTGGTCTCTTCATTGATGATGCAATACCACCAGCATACTTGAGTGATTGGAATATATCATGTACATCGATTGTCGACAAATCTGCTGTCCTAGTTATTTTATCCATCATATCTCCCCATTTTTCCATGGGTATCTTAAATGTATTACCGATATTGACCGCATATTCTGCTGCAGCCTCTATACCGATATCATTACCACCAGCAAATTGTACTATCTGTGGTATAATATTAGTTGATAATAACTGTCCGGATGTCTTACCAGCCTTTACTAATGTTGTCTGTGCATATGATATCTGTTGTGGATTATACAATGAACCTTTCCCATCTGGTCCGACAGTACCTAGCTTGAGTGCAATCTCCTTTAACTTCTGGGAGTCATTTATGAATCTCTTCTGTGCCTCTATCGTTTTGTCATAGTTACTTGCTATTGCCCCCATAGTCTTACCGTGTTGTCTCTCAAATTCCGCGAATTCCTTAATACTGTCTTTTGTGAACCTATAAATCATATACCCAGCACCTGCTAAGGCAATCTGGGTATATCTATTAAAGGTGCTCATCGCAGTATTATACCTGTGTAAGTTTTGGCTCATACTGGTCATCGCGTTATTAAATCTCTGTGACATTGTGAGAGACTGAGTGGCTACACGGTTAAATACCCTGGAGGATTCATCGTTGGCAATTATATCTACCTCGATTCTCCTTCTATCTGCCATCCATTCCACCCTCCACTCTACCTGCTATTCTTCTTCAACTCCTCAAACCTATTTGCATCAAAGTTCGGATTAATGAACTTACTATTATCACCCTTACCTATCACAGTACCGCACCTGCGACATCTATCCTTAGAGGATACTTCATTCTTACATTTATCACACATCGCGTCCATCTGCTCATCTATGTCTACAGCCTCATGTATATATAGCCATAGGTATTGTTCGTCGGTTAATTTCCTGAAATCATCGCTTGACGGAAGTTGCTTAAATGTACGAGCGATACGGTATTTAAATCGCTCAATGGCGTTTCCTCTAAATACTTTTTTAGTTCTTCGAACTGCTCAGCGGTTAATAGCTCAAGTTTACGTGGGTCCTTATCCATCATCAGCTCTCCGTATATTGTACATACGTAATTGATTTCTGTGGGACTAAGTACTTTAGTAATCTCATCCATATTATCAGCTATATGTTCATCCAAATTACTATCATCCCTGAGTGATTCATATGCCAACATAGAATCATAATACTGGTTACGGACGTTCTCATTAACTTTATCCTTATTTATATTACAATATTGCTCAACCTTCTCCTCTATCTTACGCACGGTGTCTGACGATAGTAATACTACCGCCATTGACACACCACGTATATTTATAATTTTATGAGGAGGAGTACCTTGTCTTAATTGTGCTATCTTGCTACTAGCCATGTTATCCATCTCCTATCTAATTATTCTACTTTTCTATCCAACGCCAATACTGTGATCTTCTCGGCCACCTTATCCTTCAATGTACCATCCTCTGCGATATCGGATATAATACATTTACTGTATACGGTCCTCTTATCACCCTTAATAATTACCAAGTTCCATGCGAAGTTTGCCAATGAATAGAAGTCTATTCCATCATTTATCGCAGTATCCTCAAGGTATACCCTACTAAGATCCACTGTATGCTTCTTTGATCCAAGTGTGAACCCTATTGGTGTACTCTGCCCAAATGCATCTACCATTTTTACATCATTTGAGTATCTAGTGCTGTATGATTCAACACCAGCAACTCTCTTACCATTGATCTCGATGAATATATCATCGCTCGTCAATATCTTTACGCCTACTCCATCTGGCATTTATATCACCCCAATTCATATTATACCTTCATCCTCTGAGTTATTGTTACTGTGTACAATGGTGTTACCACATCGAAGTCGTAACTTATGAGTGCACCGTATGTGTCTGATGGATCTCTCGATACTACCACGGTCTTTGGATCAAAATTTTCTATGATCTCAAGTCCATTTATTGTGTCTAGTACATCTATAACATCAGTACGCATTGCATTCAATATACGTACGACATTCTTTGTTCTCTTATAATTGGCCTTTATACGATCCATGACAGATATTAGTACATAATCTGCTATCATAACGGTGGTGACTTCCTTCCATGTCGCATCGGATGAACACGTTACCGCACGATAGATAGATGGTACACCATTAATACCAACCAACGGTGTTACCCCAGCAGTTATAAATGCACTTCTCTCGACTGATGCAAGTACTCTCTCAACACCACTGAATCCATTATCAAATGTGACACCATTAAGTGGCAGTGCTGGGTCAGATGTCTCAGTAGCTAATTTTGCTGCAAATGCTGCTGCTGCTATGTATCCCTTTACTGGTATACCGTTCGCATCGATCGGATTTGGTCCAACCATAAATACCCTCTTTGATGCTGCAAATGTAGCTGCCCTAGCAGTGTATTCTGGGTTTGATGCCTCTGGTGTCATACCAATTACGGCATATCTGAACTTGTCATCGGCCTCAGCTGTAGTCAAGTGTGATATAATAGCTGCATGTGGTACATCACTATCTGTGTCAACAACTATAATTGCCTGTTGGTGATCTTCCCTTGCGAGTGAATCAAGTGCATCATCATATGTCTGTGCCTCCGCTACTGGTAATGTGTTATCCGATGTTGTCACTGGTGTTAATCCAGCCGATGTGCCTACTTCCTCCAATGTGAAATTCATTGTGTCATCATTCTCAGCTGCCGTCTTAGCTGTCAGCACCACCCTTTTACCACGGCCAGATATTTCGAAGAATGCTGCTACATTTGTATTGGCTTTGAGTGCTGCACGCATCTTATCTGCTGCAACCTCTGCTGTATCACCAGCCACGACTGCTATCGTCACTGTTACTGGTGACCCTGTCATGCCAGCTGCTGTCACTATTGATGATGCATTACCGGATGTTGTGACCGTACCCTCAACTAGTAATTCCGTACTCTGTACTCCAGGCTTCCTAGTACGTACACCACGTATCTGGGATACACCAAGGCTTATTAATGTCTTTACGACGTCTATAGCTGGTGCACCTGATCCCCACTTGTCTGCAGCATCCGCGGTACTTATTACATCGAATGGCACATTCTCATCCTGTGATGGTTGCGATATACCTCTACCGCCTATTACATATACCATCTTATTGCCACCTGGCAATGCTGCTGCACCACCTATAACCTCTGTTGATCCAGTTACCCTATTAGGCATTCTATATTCCTCCTTATAGCTTTATTGTCTGTGTGTATCTGATACCCTTTGACAGATTAATGAATTGTCTGTCATTAACTATCCTGGATTGGACCGTCCTGAATTCTGTCCTTATAATACCAGTATAGTCCTTGTTGTCATCTGTAGCCATATACAATATGTCTAAGTCATCGCATATGTCTATTCTCCCTATTACCTGAGGTGCATTAATATCGATGGTGTAATCATTCAGCGGTATCACAATTCCATTATCCACATCTACCGTCTTATCTAATACACCCTCTGACAGTGCTGATATGAGTTGAGTACAGTGTGTTTGTGTACTACATACTACGTTTAATTGTATTGTACTCTCATATACCCTACCAGTGACATCAAAGTATCTATCGTCCAATTCATCGTAGTAGCTTCCCAGTACATTCCCCATACCTATACTGGATGATCCAGTATGTACCCTCTGTATAATGATAGAGGGTTTTGTGAACTTGGTAAGGTCCTTGGCATATGCTGATACAACATTGATATCCACACCGTTTATACCGTATTCGCCAGCAACTAACATTAACTCACTGGCGATATATGCATGTAATGACATCAGCATATTAAACTCTATACACTTCATACGTTGTATCATACACTACCACCACCTTTCTTCCATCCTGTAGTTATCTCATTTACTATTATATCCTCGCAGTTCTTCTTCTCGTCCACCATAGTAACTAGTAGTGGGTCACGCTGTGGTACACCTGCCCTTGGTGCACCGTATATATGGTGTATGAGTTTTGGGTCATTAGATCCTATCGATGCAGATATCCTGCCCTTACCACCCTTTACGATAGTTATGGAATCCCTCATGCTACCACTGGCCAATAACGGACCCTTGGAGTATCCACGTCTCAACTTACGTGCAATAGTCTCATATTTCAATTTAGGCCATGAACCTCTTCCACCAGGTTTACCACCAGTCTGCTGATATGTCCCAAATTTTGCCTTAACCTTTTCCAATAGATATTGTGCAGCCTTCAATACGCCACGTATTGCCGATGCATTGCCATCATTCTTCATACGTGATAGATCCCTGACATACCTCGTTACACCACGTACCCTGAACTTAACCTCCATATGGATCACCAACCAT